CCGCATCGTCGTCAATGCCGGGACTGACGGCTCGACCGTCGAATACGGGCACCTGCATTACGACGGCACAACGCTGAACTACTACCGCGAAATGCGCCGCGTGACCGGCTCTGTCGTCTCTGCGGCATCGACGCCTGTGGGGATCAAGAACGGCAACCTCGCGGTGAGAATTTATAACGCCCTTGGATCGGCTGTGGCGGGCGCAAACGTGCAGGTCGAGTTCGACGGGCAGTATGGGATGGAGGCGTAAATGGCTTTTGATACAACCGCAAACCTGCGCGAGGTGCCCGACGCCCGCCTCGGATATCGCACCGGCACCTTCACCCCGACGGTTTCTTTCAGTACGACCTCAACGGCGACCTACACCACGCAGACAGGCTATTACACCATCATCGGGGATCGCCTGTTCTTCAACCTGCGGCTGGTTTTCGACAAGGGCACCTCGTCTGGGACGATGACCATCGTCACAGGGCTTTCCAACACAGCATTGGAAAACACGCCTGTGTCGGTCTACCTGACCAATGCCGCCGCCGGGGCCGCAGAAAAGGCAGTGTTTGCGGATGCAGTCGGCGGGGCGTCGCAGTTGCGTGTCTTCGAGATTGGCACGGCGTCCGTGGATGCAGCGGTCCAATATACCGACGCCTCTTTGGCCGCGACCGGAACGAACGTGACGATCAACCTCGCCGGGCATTGAACGATCGCATGATCAGGATGCTGCACCCGCATTTCCCCCGCCTGCTGTCACCGGCTGAGAATGAGGCGATCACCCGGCAGTGCATCCGCGTGGTCTACCCCGACGACATGACGCCCGTCTTTACCCGCCTTGCGACCAATGGAGCCTCAGATGAGCGTTGAAAAACTCCCGCAGCACATGCTTGGGCCGGGCCCTGTCAGCGTCGCGGCGATGGTGGCCGATACCCGGCTGCAAGCGGGCGACCGCGTGACGCCGCAGGGCTATTATGCGGCGGGTGATCTGCCCGAGAAAGACCTGCCGACCTACCTGATTTCCGCCACCGGGACGACCGATGGCATGATGGATCACACGCTGGCGAACGGCCTGAAGGCGATGCTTGTCGTGGGTGGCAAGGAAATCAAGGCCGAGTGGGCCGGGTGCGTGAACGGCATTGAGTGTTCCGCGCGCTTCCTCGCCGCGTTCAACCGGGCCGCCGATCTGGCAAGCGATGTGGCGAACCAAGGCGACCGGGCGCAATTCTCTTGCCATGTCAACATCCTGGCAAAAGACAAGATGCTGCTCGAAAGCAAAAACCTTGATGTGGTCTGCCCGATCTCCATCACTGCCACGACCGGCGGCAATCTGGAGGCCAGCACGACCGCCGTCCCTGTGCCGATGCTCGAATGGAAGATGCAGTTCGGCTATATCGAGTTCGGAACGATTGACGGCACGCGCAATCTGATTGGGTCCGGCGTGAACCAGATTGGCTGCACAGGCTCATACCTGAAGTGGAAGAATATCATCCACTTTGACTTTTACGGCTTCATGGCCGGAAAGCGCGCCAGCCGTGGGTGGAAGCTCGACCCGAACAACAACACAAAGCAGTGGGTTCCGGGCGATCCTGAGTTCCTGGATGACGCCAATTTCACCGGCTATGCGCTGATCTGGGGCAAGAAGGATAACATGACCTTCGGCGGGACGGCGGGCTGGTGCAAGACCGCCCTGCTGTTGCTGGACGCCACGCCGACCGACACTGCTGAGCAGGTCAACTTCCGCAACATCATGTTCAAGGGCACGGCGGCAGAGGAGGAGTCCGAAGGGTGTAGCGACGCCCATTTTGTGCAGTTGCACCTGATGCAGTCGCGCCCGGACGGTCCTCCGCGCCTTGACACCCTGTTCACTAATGGCGGCGCCGTCCTGATCGAAAACTGGTCACTCGGTCGCGGCCCGGTAATCACCGTGGCTGACATGGACGCGGGCATCATCGAAAACCACGGCAACATGCTACTGACCTACCCGACGCCGACCACAGGCATAGACGCGGACGGCCCCGTGACGCTGAGCGAAGGGTATCAAATCCACCCGCTGATCCGCAACTATGCCAACGGCCAAGCGAACCCGATGGGCAACACGACCATCATCACGGGGTCTGGCTGGACCATCGGTTTCTTCGATTTCGAGGGCAACACGTTCCCGGGTGACTGGTCGGAGGCGAACTATCGCAACCGCGCGCAGACCGCCGGATATACGGGCGCCGTTCGCCTGCGCGACTTCTGGGACGCAAGCAGCGGTGCCTTCCCGTCCGGGTCTGGCCGCCTGGCCGGTGACCAATGGGTCGTGTCGGTCGCAGGCACGGTGGACGGCCATGCCTTTGAGGAGGGTAACCTTCTCACGGCGCTGGTCAACAGCCCGTCAACTTCGACCTATGCCACGAACTGGGTTGAGGGTGTTTACAACAATGTCCCTGCCCGTGAACGCAGCACCGGCATCGAAGCGCGCCAGTCCACGACCATCTATTTCACGCCGGGCGACAGCGATCTTGACGCGCTGCTGATTGAAAGCTCCGACACAGATGTGTCTTTCGGGATGCAGGTTCCGGGCGGGCATCGCGGAGAAATCAAGACCAATGCGGCGGGCCTGCGGCTTGGGTATGACGAGAAATACTGGCTGATCGGATCGAATGGGGGGCTGCGGCCCATTGAAGACAACACGCAGACGCTGGGATCTGCGTCCTACCGCGCCTCTGTGATCTACGCAGGGACCGGCACGATCAACACGTCAGACGATGCCGAGAAGACCCTGAAACGCGCGCCGAGCGTGGATGAAATCGCGGCGGCCACTGCCATCGCGGCGCTGTTTCAGTCCTTCAAATTCGTCGATGCAGTCGCGGCCAAGGGTAGCGCCGCGCGCTGGCACTTCGGTGTGGTGGCGCAGGACGTTGAGGCCGCGCTGATCGCTGAGGGGCTTGATCCGGCGATGTATGGCTTCTGGTGTGAGGATGATCTCGACGGCGGCGGAACCCGGCAGGGCATCCGATACGACGAGTTGCAAGCGTTTCTTCGGGCATGTGGGGTGTGATGGTGGCGACGGCACAGGAGCAGATCGATGCACTGCATCAAGAACTTGCGGAACAACGACTGATGGTGACGACGATGAAAGCGACGGTGGATAGCCAAGCCGGAATGATTGCCGCCCTGTATCACAAGCTGATGGAGCCGGAGCCGGGCGAAGCGCGCAGCCTGCTTGACCGCATGGCCGCAGTCACGCGGGCCGTGGAGAGCGGCGGCAAGGTGCAGGCCGCACTGATCAAGGGGGCGCAGGCACTAGCCGCCATTGGGGCGATATGGGCCGCGCTGCATTGGGGGCAAAAGGTATGACTTACTATTTATCAACTCGCTCGATGGACAACATGAAGGGTATGCATCCAAATCTTTTGCTAGTCGTTAAGTCGGCTATCCAGTTTTCCACTCAGGACTTTGGGGTGGTGGCGAAGCAGGTGCGGACGGCGGCGGAGCAACATGCTCTGTTTTTATCCGGAGCCACGCAAAAAGATGGGTATAAGTCTAAGTCGAACCATCAGGCGCATGGGGATGGGCTCGGCTATGCGGTAGACCTCACCCCGTATGTTGCCGGTCGCGGATGGGTGCCGGAAGACTGGAACCTCTACTACGCAATAGCGGCAGCGATGGCAGATGCTGCGCGCAAGAATAACATTCGCCTTGTCTGGGGCGGTAATTGGTATGAGTGCCTTAACGATTATTGCTTCTCCGCGAGTGACGCGAAGGCGGCAGTGGAGCGCTACAAAGCTAAACACCCTGGGCCTGATTTTATCGACGGCCCTCACTTCCAACTGGCTTAGGAGGCCTGACCATGAACAACGTCTACACCCGCCTCGCGCTCTACGGCCTTACCTTCCTGCTGTCCCTCATTCCGGCGTGGGCTATCGGGATGGTCGAACTGCAAACGCTGGCTACCGGCACTCATGCGCTGGTCATCCACGTTGAAGCCGTGATCGGCGCTGCGGTTACCGCGCTCGGGGCAAACGTTGGCATCTTCGCCAAGTGGGGCGTCAAATGAGCCGCTGGGCGGTTTATGTCAGGCGAGGCTTACTGCCCCGCCGCCGCTGCCATAGATGAAATGAAAGAGGCCACCAGTTTATTATGGTGGCCTTTCTCATTCACGGTTTTGACACTTTATTTACCTCTGCACCAGTCAGCGTATAGCCGATGATGTCGCAGAAGGAGTCGTAATGGTCGGGGCTTTCACATAGCCTCGCCTCTTTCATCAGGCGCATGAGCGGACTTACGTCTCTCGCTGTCAGAGCAATGTCACCCCGCCCCGTGTTCTCGAAGTAGGCTTGCCAAAATCTGGCAATGCGCTCGAAGTTATTCTCGGGTGTGCCGTAGGCTGAGCGGCGAGCGCCATTGACGATGTGCCCGGCCTCGTCGAGGAGGGTTTGTTTGATGTCAGGCGACGCAAGCGGTGTGTCCGTTATCTTGATGAAAGTGCCAAATCCACAGTTTGGACATAGCTGTGTTACATCTTCGACAATTTCCTCGCACCCTAAACATGTGAATTTCATAGCAGTTTGTTCCTATCTTTCGCTTCGTAGGTTGAGCCTACACCCTTTTCCGCAACCACGCGGATAAGCCCCGATTTCTCCATCAAGTCGAGAAGGCGCTCGACGTTGTGTAACGGCACCCTTCTGGAGACAAACTCGATCACCAGTGCCGCTGGTGCATTCTTCTTATAGCGTAGCTTGTATTGGAATAGCATGTGCCAGCATTCATCCATCACCTTGCTATCTCCCCCCGAGTTCATGGCCTTGAAGATTTCAGGCACGGAGGATTCGGCATCGAATAGCCAATCCCAAGCGCGCTGTAAGTCTTGCAACTCCGCACGAAGTTCGTTAGTTCGATTGACTACGGCAACTTGGAGGAGCTTCAGCGTGTGCCCCATTCTCCGAGTGTTATAGTGCTGAAGTTTCGGGTGGCTTGGCACGGGCTGGAGGCCGGAGAATAGCCAATCGTTGAATGCCTCCTTAACATCTTGGGGAATTTTGACCTCGCCATAAAGATTTGCAATCTCCTTAAGATCGCTACGCAGGGCTTTGAATACCTCCGGTTCCTCTTCCGAGTCATCGAAAGGAGACTGAATTGTAATCTCCCCCGCGTAAATGAGGTTCATGCGGGATAGGAAGCCTTGGTCCCATGCGCCCTCTGGCAACAGCCCGTTCATGTAACTCGGCGTGGTGCCGGATAGAAAGTTGATCTGCGGCTTTGGGATTTCGATGACAAGGTTCTTTGTCCGCTTACGCTCCTTGAATGGGTAGCCGTCATAAACGTCTGTGAGGACGTTCATGAAGTCGCTTGCATACTCGGGGAGGAAGACGCCGAGCTCGCTTACCAAAACTTTGAGAGAGTTGAACTCGATAGTTGGCGGGTTTCTCCCCGGATGGATTAGGACGCGGGCAGCATCACTAAGCTCGTCAATTAGTGATGCTTTGGAGACGCTCGGAGCGGCCAGCTTATGGTCATCGAGGCCCGCCCAAAGCTCACGAACAAGGCTCAAGATCACCGACTTGCCGACTCCGGGAGGGGAGATTAGAAGGGTGTAGAGGCCTGGATAGAATTGTGTCCGCTTGGTTCTTACCCAAACCTTCCGCTCGAGCGCCCCTGCTAGGCAAGCAATAGCGCCCCATCTGCGAATGCGCAGCGGGGTGCCAGTAAACTCAGTTGCGTTCTCGAACGCCCCTACCCAGTCCGATAGTATTCTTGTCATTATTACCTCAGAGAGGATATTGGCGTATTGAGGGCTGCCCCGATTGAGGAGAAACGTTTCGGCGGCTTGCGCGAGTCGTGCCCGAGCCATTTCTTAAGCCCAAATGGATTGTCATCTGGGTTGTCGAAGTCGAAACTTCCGTAGTTCCAGCCTACTTTGACACCGTGAGGGATGGTGAAGTCTCGCCCCCGAGCAAGGGGGAGATTGACTTTTAGCTGTGCGAGGATGGTTGGGATCAAAGTTTCAAGCTGGCTGGTTTTCACTGCAAGGACGAGTGAGTCGTGGACTTGGAGAAGGAAGCGGATGGGGAGATTGTGCAGGTTACGGTAGTGCCAGAGTTTGATAGCCCCGCGATTGATGAACTCCCCTGTGGTGGATTGGGGGGAGTAAGCGATGGCGGCATTGCGGGTAGTGCTGGACTTTGGGTCGCCCCAGAAATATCTGCGACGGCCGAAGGGGGTTATGAGATAGCGGTCGCGGTCGAGGCGGCAAAGGGTTTCTTGCTGCCAAGCGGGGATGCAGGGGAAGGCGCCGAAGTAGTTGCGATGGAACTCAGCGACGGTGGATACGGGGAGCTTCGCGTGAGCTGCCATTGTGGGCGGAAGGCCCATGTAGTTACTGCCGTGGCCGAGGCCCTTAGCTAGGTCTCGGTAGGACTTATCGCGGTAGGCTAGTTGGCTGGCGATTGCTTTCCATCCATTCGGATCGTCTCCCCAAGGCAGTTTATCCCATGCCATTCTCGTGACAGTCGTGTGCAGGTCACCACTTTCACAGGCGTCGAGATACTTCCCGGCAAAATCTTCCCCGTGAGACTCGACAAACCAATTCCACGCAATCGCCCCGACGCCCCGGCTGTCACCCTGCTCGAGGTCGATGTCAACAATCGCCCAACCATCCTCGGCCCAGAAGATGTCCTTCAGCTTGCCGGAGATATTCTGCAAGTTTGTGCCGGTGCCGGAGTCGGAGAACTGAGAGGATAGCCGCCCGGTGTTTGTCCCCGCGACGTTGAGGGAGCAGCGGAGTTTGTTGTCCGCGTCGATGCTCGAGCGGAGGAAGCCGATCGACTTTGCCGTGTCTCGCATTGCGAGAATGTAGTTGATGAAGACCTCGGCATGGAAGTATTGCCGGAAGCTTTCGAGAGCATCCCGGTCGGTTGTGGTCTTCGCCTCCTCTTGTCCTTTCTTCCGCTTCTTCTTCTCGGGTATGCCGAGGATTTCGTGGAAGAGGACCTGCACATCTTTCGGGGAGGAATAACTCAGCGCGATTGGTGATCGGCCCTTCCGCTTAATGCGGTCTGGTGGAAGGCCGAGGCCTTCTACGCAGATACGTTGCCACTGCTTTTCAAGCTTAACGAGTTGCTTCTCGTAAAACTTGCATACCTCTTCTCGGCGGGAGAGGGAGACGGGTAGGCCCTCGAGCATCATTTCCATAATCGGGGCGATGGTCGCCATGGAGACGTTGTAGGTCTCGCGGGAAATGTCGTCAAGCTGAGGCTTGATCGCGTTCAGCACGTCGTAAGTAACCGTTACATCGAGTGCGTTATACACCCAATATATCTCATTGTTGGACAGGTGATCGGCCTTGTCGTCGAGCTCAGTCGTGTCGATAATTTTCATTGAGTGACTCCACGCCGTCGGTATTGAAGAAGTGTGGTTTGCGGAATGGCTGAAGGTTTTGCCAGACCTTTAACTCATGGGCGATGCCCCGGCTTTCCTGCCACCCCGGAAGCATAAGCACCCAGAAGGCATCGCAAGCGGCGATCATGCGGTCGTTGAGATTGGCCCAAGCCTCGAACGTTGTGCCAATTTCACCGGCCATCTGTTCCCCGTAAACTATTGGGGAGAAGATGGCGTAACCTTCGAGCAGCTTCGTGGAAGTGAAGCGGAGGGTAGCGAAATAGCGTTCGAGGCGAATGGCCGCTCTCGGGTTGGAATAGGGTGAAGCGAGATAGATCAAGCCAGCCATGCGCGGTCCCTCGCTGTGTCGAAGAAGAGGTGGGATGGGACGCCGAACTTCTCCATTACCGGAGAAAATTCTATGATCCAATGCTCGACTGGAACGCCGGATTTGGTAACGCAATTTGCGAGCATGATGCGGGCAGCAAGTTTGAGGAAGCCTGCAGGGTCGGAGCTTTTCTCCAGTGCCGGGAGATAGTTCTGATACTCGGTCGCAAGCTGGCCCTCTTCCCCCGTTATGGGGTGCACAATTCCTCGAGTGTAGATTTTGAAGAATGTGAAATCCTTATCGAAGCCAGCAAAGGCGTAGGCTACGTTTGGGTCCTCAAGCTTAATGTCGTCGTCCATCAGTTGTCTTCCTTCTTCCCGCTGCGGTCCGCCGACCGCCGTTTCGCCATAAATTTCCAAGCAAGCTCGTCCGAATAGATGGAGGCAAGGAAGCCGAGGCCCTTCTCCATTTCGGGCTGTAAAGCGTGGTGGAGTATCATCGTGTCGTCTCGCCACATCGGAACGGCGATGCCCATCTGCCGCCAGAGATACTGCACGTCGTAGCTGAAGTTTTGGCCGAAGACGGTTTTGCCGGGGGTGGAGCAGAGGCGGCGAACGAACTCCCAAGCAATGCGTTCGCTTCGAGCGTCAGGCCAGTAGTTACCGCTTGGCTTTTCCTCGTCGTAGAAGGGGATGACGAGTGCCCGCTCGGGGGAGGGCGCAACACCAACGCAAGTTATCACGGAGCCTTTTGTCTCGATGTCCACGGACAGGGCGGAGCTTGGGAGGATGAACTCTTGCCAGAATGACTCAAGGTCCTCAAGCGAAGGGTAGAGGTGAAGGAACCGGCGAGGGCGCCGCACCTCGGCAAACTTCATCTCGCGCTTAGCTTTGTGCAGGTCGGCGAAGAGGACGGGCTCCTGCTTAATCTCGGCCATCACTGCGCGGGGGTGGTAGGTTGGGAGAACTTTCGTTCCACCAGCGGCGGCGATCGTTGTGGTGACTCGTCCTCGGGCAAACTTGAGGGCCTTCTGGTGGGTAAGGGCCATGAGGGGGAGGTCACCTACGGCGAGGATAAGGTTTGGTTTGCTTCGCTGAATGTCAGCGTAAAGTTTGGTGAAATCGGATGAGAACTCTTGGCGAATATAATATCCCGGAGCGACTGGCGGAATGCCAGTTAGGCTTCCCGGCTTGCCCTTCTGCGTGAAGGCGAAGAAGTTTGTCGCGGGCTGGTTGATTACGTTACGCCAAATAACCTCACGTGGGTTGATCCCCACGGAGGCCAGCTTCGCCTTGAAGTAACCCCACAGTCCGTTGGTGAACGGGCCGGTGGTGGTTTCGTTTTGGGTGGGGAACTCCCCGACTACCATTAGGGACATGCGAGCCTCGTATGGGTGTTTGACGCGGTTAAAGGTATGGCTCAGTCTGCCCGCGCTTTGACGCGCTTACGATAGGCGATTGCGTTTTCATAGAACTCTGGCAGGGCTTCGAGGCCAAGAACGCTTGCTGCTCCCATCTCCTCTGCGGCGATGACTGCGTTGCCAGACCCCATTGTTGGGTCAAGCATAACGGTGGACTCGTCTACGAACATGCGGAAGAAATGCTGAAGCATCGGACGGGGCTTCTCACTCGCGTGAATGTCTTTGGTTTTCGGGTGCCCGTAGAGGTTGGACACCGCCTGCACGACTTTGCGATCCCCGCGATTGCCGAAAAGGCAGACTTCGTAAACTTGCCGGGGTCCGCGCTGTGGATCGGGGAGGATGCCGGAGTTGTCACTGCGGTGCCAGATCAACGGAGTTGGGTTCATTGCCCAGCCCATGGCCTCGAGGCGCTGGTAGGCCGAATAGAGTAGCCCGAGCTTGCCCGAGAACCAGAACATGATGTGCGCTGACGGCGCTATGTGGTTTTCCATGCAGAGGCCGAGGGCCTCCATGCAGCGCTCGAATGCTTCTTTCGAGTCCGCATAGCCGCCGAAGGTGCCGGAAGCCCCGCCATTGTGTTTGTCGTAGCTGATGCCGTAGGGGAAATCGCAGTGGATGAAGTTCACTTTCCGCCCGGTGAGTGGAAGCTTCGCCCAATCGAGAAAGTCGATGTTGAGGTAGGGGTGCTGCTCGGCGGCGATGGGGAGTTGTAACTCCGGTTCGGCCTCGCCTACCTCTTTGGGGAGCGCCACTCCGCGAGGAGTGACTGCGTTGGAAAGCTTGTTGACAGAGATTGGGGCAGACATAAACTCCCCAATCGTCTCGTCCATGTCTTCATCGTCCGCTTCCTGCTTCCGCTGTTCCTTTCGGCGAGCTACGTTAAGGGCGACGGAATAGGTGTCGGCCTCGCAGACCAAGGGCTCCTTAGCCTCCATATAGCGTTTGATGAGGAGGCGATTGGAGATGGCGGCCCCGGTGAGGGAGAGGGCGTCGGCAGTTTTTGTAAGAGACCAATCGGCTTCTTGCCGCATCTTCAATTCGTGGATGCGAGAAACGGCGATCACGTCTTCGGCCCAAGTGAGGTCTTTGCGTTTTACGTTTTCCTCGAGCTCAATGATCTCAAGTTCTTCGCGCGGAAGTTCGGTTGTAAGCTGGGCTTGGATATGGGTGAGGCCAAGGAACTCGTGAGCGCGGAAACGGCGCTCGCCTGCCACAAGCTGGAAGTCTGGGGTCAGCACAATCGGGTGGATGAGGCCGAGTGTCCGGATACTTGCGGCCAGTTCCTCTACCCCCTTCAAGTCTTTGCGCTGCCGGTCGGGGGCAACTGTGATGGAGGATAGTGGGACTGTGCGAAAGGAACCGGAAAGCATTTGCGCCTCTTTTGAGTTGGAGTGGAAACGGGGGCCGAAGCCCCCGTAACGTTCTTGGAGGATCAAGCGTCGGTCGGCATCCAGCTAACCACATCGACGAACGTCGCATCGCGCTCAGCGTCATGCCGGTGTTTGGCTTGGGCGATGAACTCGCAGCCGACTGCCATGGTCAGCAGTTCTTTGAGCGTCGAGTCTTCGTCGCCTGCCACCCGCAGCGTGTCGAGAAGGAAACGCTTGAGGTTGAACAACGCGCGCTTGCGGTCATTCTCCTTGTCCGCTTCGGTGGGGAACATGAAGCGGATCGAGTTGACGCCGGCCTTGACATCACCGAATTTCTCCAGCGCGTCGGCGTCCACGTCATCGGCATCCGCATAGGCCATGACCGGGGTTACAGGAATGTTGATGATGTCCCACTCGCCGCTGCTGGTCTGGGAGTTCTTGAACAGCTTAGAAACTTTCCAGATGTAGGTGCCTTCTGGCAGGACTTCGGGCTTTTCGACTTCAGAGGCTTTGGTGTTCAGTGCGTCGAGGAAGTTCATGTGTAGCTCCGTTGGTTACAGGTTGCGCGGAAAGTTGTGCGGCGTTCCGCAGCCGCAATCCCCGCTGTTAGGCGGAGAGTTCCTTGAAGATCGAGGCCATCCCGGTTTCGAGAGGGTAGCTGGCGTCGATGGCGAATGGCTTGGGGTTTTTCAAATCGACCAAGGAGGTCGGGGCAGTGGCGATGGTGCGCTTGGTTTTTACGCCGACCGTCTTGGACTCAGCCATGATGAGGGTTGGGAAAACTTTGGCGATCTGTGGGCCGAGGGCTTTGCCGAGGGAGGAAGGATAACCTTTGGTCGTGCCGTCCTCGAGCTCAACGAGGTCGATGTGGGAGAGGACGAGAATGTTGCAATTCCAGTCCGGGGTTGTGAGGAGCTCAAGCAGGGTTTTAAGCGAGTCCTGGGCTTGGGCATACCACTGCCGAGGGTCTTTCGCGGTCGGGTTCATCCCCCGAGCCCAATGGAAAGCGGCGCGAGCGGCAGATGTGAGGGTGTCGAGAACGAAGATGGTGTCTGGCCCCCAATCGGAGAGGGCGGAGCCATCGTCCCATTTGTTGAGATACTTGAGCATCTCGACGTAGGCTTTCGGCTGTCCGTTCACCTCGAGCCCGGACAAGGTGGATGCCCGGAATTTGTCACGCAGGCTGATGATGTCGAGGAGGTCGAGCAGTTTCGGGTCGGTATGGTTGGCGAGGGCGATGAGCGAGTCGGCGTTGTTGTCCATATCGAGCATACGGATTTTGTATCCGGCCTGAAGGAGGCTTAGGAGGGAGCCGGTCTTGCCGGAACCGGAGTTGCCAATGTAGAGGGCGCGGACGGGCTTTTTGGTGAGAGAAGCTTTGGCCATTGTGGACTCCAGTTAGCGACGCTTGATCGGGTCCCAGCGCTCGCGTTTACGATAATTTCCCTCGAGGAATTTTCCACGAAGAACGGGGGAGAGGGAACAGACTTTGCGGAACTCGCACCCACCATAGTTTCCGCAAGAGGTGCGCCGCATTGGGAAGTAGTTTTCCTCGACGCAGGCTTGCGCAGAGTGGAGGTAGTGAAGGGCCTCCTCACGGAACTCTTCGAGCATCGGGGTTGTGCGATTGACGAAGCCGCGAGAGAACTCGGTGAAGCCGACGGCGATCTGAGCAGCGTCGATGACTACGCCCTTGACGGGGAGATTGAAGATGATTTGACCGGCGAGGGTGTAGCCGGTCATCTGAATGTCAGGGGAATAGTTGTCGAAGTAACGCCCGGTGACGGCGGAACCGGAGGTTTTCTGGTCCTGCACATAGATGTCCTCGGCCTCGCCGTAGGTGACGAGTCGGTCAATGTGCCCGCAGTAGGTGAACTCGTTGGAAAGGTCGAAGCTGAAAGAGTATTCGACAGCGGCTTCGCCATTCGACAAGATCACTGTCTTCATCGTATCATTCTCGAAGTGAGTCAGATACCATACAACGGAGCGGAGAAGCGTGTCGCGGGTCTTCGTGTTGTGCAGCCAGTCAGCTGCTTTGCCGGTTCCGGCGATCGGCTTGCCTTCTTCATCGAGATCATACTCCCACGTCTCGAGAAGGAGTTGGCGAAAGACCTCTCGCAAGGCATCGGAATAGGAGGCGCCGGATGCGCGGAGCTTGTGGAAACGCTCGAGGGCCTTTGCGTAGTGGGCACCGAACTCGAGGTGAGCGGATCGCATTTCCTGCGTCCACCCCTCAAGGATGGAGTATTGATATTTGCGCGGGCAGGTAATGAAGGAACTCAAGGAGGTTGAGTCCCATGCCCATTGAACTCCATCCGGGCGGAAGGAAAGAAGCTTTTCTTCCATGCTCACAGCCCCGCGAAAAGGTCATTGATGTCGGTCGAGTTGAGGATTTTCGCCCGATCCTCCTTGGCCTTCTGCGTTGCGGATTTGCGCGGCTCCGGCGTTCCGACTTTCTTATCCCCGGCAGTTACGAAGCGATGCCGTTGCTCGCGGAGATGGGCGATGATGGTGTCGAGGTCAGCGTCGGAAAGCCGAAGAGGGTCTCGGGCCATAAGCTCCGAGATTGGGGTATCGTTGGGCTGCATTTTAGGACTCCAGATTGATGTTCGGCACGGATACTTTGCGTTCTTCCTGCCCGGCAAGGCAACTGTCCACGAATTTAGAGACGATCTTGCGGATGATGACAGTTGGGGATTTGTTTGGGAAGAGCTCGGCGATTGTGTCAACGTCGCCTTCCCGCAGGTTCAACGTATGCTTTTGCAATTCCTCAGTCTTCGGACGGGACATACTCGGCCTCTCTTTTAACGATCCAGAGCTGTGTGTCAGGAGACACGGGTGGAGATAGGATTGAAAGATGGGCGAATTCAGGATATTCGCGCTTCACCTTATAGAGTTTGTTTCGGGTCAACTGGACGTTACTGGTTGTGAGGCAGATGCCGAAAGGGGACTCGGCTGCCGTTAGGAGGAGGAGATGAAAGTCTGTTTCCATTTGTCAGCCCTTAGCGTGGAAGGGGAATAGCAGGGGAGTCCAAGCCCGCGCCAGCAACAGGGAGGGTGAAGCGTGATCCCCCTTCCACGCAAAAGGCTGAGGGGGTGGTTAGCCCCCTCAACTTAAGCCGAGACTGGTTAGGCCGCAACTTCTTCCGTCGCGCCGACCAGATCATCGAGGCCCATGTCGGCCAGAGCGGCACTGGCGTTGTCGAGGCGCGATTTGACGCGGCGTTTCGCCTCTTTGACAACGTTGTCGCGCAGGGCGATCTCGGCCAGTTTCGCCTGATAGGCATCCTCGCCCAGCTTCTCGCGCGCGGCTTTGACAGTGATGCCTTTGCCCTCGCAGAAGTCGGAGAAGAAGCCACGAGCGATCTTGATGGCCTCGACCTCGACCGGATCGGTCGGACGCTTGCCCGCGCCCACGGAGGCCAGGGTGAAGATGTAATCGGCATCATAGGCGGCAACGAGAGCTTCGATGGTCGAGGGGTTGATCTCGTCGGTCGGAGCCTCGCCGAAAGCGATCTTGACTTTCGAGGCCATGTTGTTGCGGATGTTCTCGGCGCGCACTTGGTTCAGGGCTTTGGCCTCGGCCTCGGTCACGACATGGCCTTCGAGGTAGGGCTGGCTGACGGTAAACTCATGCTCGGCGATGGTCAGGGTTTTCGTGTTCATTGGTAGCTCCGTTGTTGCGCAATGTGGCGCGGTTAAATTTGCGGGCGGGTTCGCACCACAATTAGACGATATAGGATTGCGGCGATGGTGTCAATAAGAAAGGTGAGGTTTGGTATGGGTTGTTGATCCGGTTAAGGAGCCATACGGGGCTGGATCATATTCTGATCCAACATGTGATAGAAGACACGGGCACAGCCTCGGGTGTCTACGAGGGCATCGTGAGCCCCGGTGAGGTCTTCGGAGAAGAAAGTGCGATAGCACTCCTCGAGCTTGGCCTTCTTCGGACCAGCCATTCCGGCGGCGGCCATCTTCGGAGTTGGCGGAAGGTTGAGGATTGGGGTGGCGGCATCGCAGGTGCAGAAGACTTTGCTCGCGAGGATTGGATGGAAGATGCTGCAACGTCGGGCCTCGAAGTCGAGGAGTTGCATGTCGAATTGGGCGTTGTGGGCGATGCAAAGGTCGGCTCGCTCGGCCATGTGGCGAAGCAAGGCGAGCCCGGTGCGCTTCTCGAGGCCGAAGAGGTTGCAGGCGGCGGAAGTGATACCGTGGACAGCGAAGGCGTAAGGGCCTGGCTCGATGCCCTCGGGTAAGCGGAGAAGGGTGGAGAATTCTTGGATTGGCCGGCGCTCACTGTCGTAGAGGGTGGCGGCAAGCTGCATGATGTGAGGTTGTTTGTCGAGGGAAGTGGAAGCTTTGCCGGGAAGATTGGTGGTTTCGGTGTCGAAGGCGAGGATGATCATTTGGTTTCCTTTGTTGGGGTTGTAGAAGGTGTGGGCGGGCTGGTGGCAAGGGCGCGGATAATTGAGGCGATTGCTTCCAGTTCTTCACACGCTGTCTCTGCCCATTCAGGCAGATTGGTAACGTTCGTGTCAGGCTCCCACGACCCATTCTCATCGACGATGACTTGAATACGGCGGTCGCAAGCCTTCGCCGCCTCTTCCAGCGCCTCCCGCCGCGCGGCTTCGAGCATCGCGGGCGGTATGCTCCGGCGGTTCCACCTCTCAAGATACGCCCATCGCTGCCCACCTGGACAATTTGCATCACGACACCGTGCTAAGCCTTGTTGTGTGAAATGGACTGCCTCTGCCCCGCAGTAAGGGCAAGGTTGTGCTGTCGGCGCGTCGGTCATTTGGTTGCCCCTTTCGTTGAGGTGATGGCGTCATTCATTGAGATAAATGAACAGGCCGGGCACTGCACGAGGTCAAGCAACGGGTCACCTGTTGATGGTCCGGTCGCATAGCAGTCGTGTGGCGAAAAGTGATCGCCAACGGCACGGCGCCCTTCCGCAATCACCTGGCCCATCGCCTCCACCTTCGCCCGCTCCGCCGCGAGTTCGGCGCGCAGAGCGGTGATGGCGTCGGCAAGGCCACTGAGAAGAGCGACGGTGGCGGTCAGGTCAATAACCCCGGCGTCGCTGCGAGAAAGGGCTGACCTTGTGCATAGCCCATCCGCCGCTTTCGCCACCAGCGCGTCCAGTTCTGCATCGGTTGGGGTGGTCATTTCGCTGCCCTTTTCTGACGCGGATCGTAGCTAAATCCAACCTTCTTGAGCGTTATGGTATCACCGGCACAATAAACCTCACGGCCTTGCCACCAGCAGCTATCACCCGGTTTTGGCATAATTTCCGCGTCCTCGACACAGACGGCAAGTTCCTCGTACCGCTCGCCACCCGTGCCTTGCACCCAAATTTCTGAAACGCCTTGCCGTTTAGGCGTGATCTGCAAAATAAACCCACCGACCATCACACACCGCCTTTCAGGGCGGCGAGGGCGGCGCGATCTCTGACGGCATCCATTGCCTCCCGCTGTGTAGAAAAATGCAGGAATTCCTCGTCGTCGCTTTCCGGGTCCAGAACCGGCGCGATGAAACCGTATCGTGTCGGCCCCCGGTAACTGCTGGCAATTTCACAGATGCAGAACCGCCCGATCATGGCGCGATTCATTGCCTCGCTGGGATTATCGCCGCAGTCATCCGGGTCCATCACGCGCCAAAACCAATCAGCCCCGTCGAACTTCGCACCATCGTCCAGCGCCGCCGCCAGCCGCTCGGGGTCGGGTTCGAGGGCGGCGCGGATGCGGGCGGCTCTTGCGCTGTCCTGCTGTTCACAACAGGCTTCGTCCTGAGCTGTCACGAGAACACAGAAAACCGGGTCGTAAGCCTGATATTGAAGCCCCTCGATCTCGGCATATAGCTGCCAGTCAAGTGGCGTCACCTTCACCGCCTCGGCCAGCGCGGCGTCACGCTCGGCCTTCAGTGCCATGTTCTGCGCGAGGAGGTCGTCGCGTTGGGCGGATAGGCTGTCACGCTCGGACAGAAGTGCCCGCATGGTTTCGAGGATGCCGCTCACTTCTTTTTCGCTGAGCATGTATCCGTCAGCAACCATGCGGATCAGCGGATGCAGCGCCGCCTCAACGGCCTCTTTCGTGGTGTCGATGGTCATGCCTGGAGCCTCCGCCAGATCGTGTTTCCGTCCGCGTCCTCAATGCTGAGAACATGCGGGTTGAGTGCGCCGTGGTCTTCCGGCTTGCAGAGCGTGCTTGGCTGGATCGGATACCAGCCGTCAGCCGTTCGCATGATCCAGACGGTCGGCAGGAGTTGCGCGGGTGTGTCGCTCATGCCTCTTGCTCCTTGTGCTTGCCGAGGAAGGCGCGGGCGGCCTCCTCAGCTGCTGGCCAGTCGCCATTTTCACCTGATGCCGCCTCCATCAGCCTCTCAATAACCGCCATCGCCTCCAGATACGCGGCGGCGAGGTCGGGGGCCGATGCGATCAGGATGGCGTCTGAGTGCGGATTTCCAGCCCCGTTGCAGACGGCAATCGCATTCATTCCGTCTGGCTGCCTGACTGTGTGGCCAATGCAGGTGTACTCGTAGACCCACGGCCCTTTCGTCGCCCGGTCCAGCAGCGCCCGCACCGTCGCGGGGGTCAGTTTATTTTGCATAGATGCCTCCCCAATCAAGGTCTTCAGTCTCCGCCATCTTTTCGAGATCAGCCTTGAGCCTCGGTGGAACCTGCTTCAGCGGGATAGCAACGCCGAGAACCTCAAGTCGATCGAGATAGATGTTTTCGATTTGGTCCAGATCACACTCTCCGCCGAAGATGGCTTCGATATTCTCGAGCTTCATCGTAGCCCTGTAGTGCATTACAACATTCCTTCCGTGGTGATGTAGGTCAGATTACGCTTGCTCCGCGTGGCGATCACGTAGCGGAGGTTGAGGTCTTGGTCGGTATCGTCGAGGAGGTAGTCGTCGAGGAAGAAAACCTCTTCCCACTCATGCCCTTTGCTCTTGTGCCCCGAGCAGAGATCGACCTTCCCTTCACTATTAAACACATTTTTAGCAAGAACGCAAGCCCCGTTCAGAGTCTCGGCATTGTTGATGAAGACGAGGATGCACTCGACTTTCTCCGCGAGGGCGGACATTGCGGAGGGCTTGCGGAGCTTGGCCTTTTTCTCCGCCTCATAACGGCGCAAGGCAACAACTGCGTCTGCTTGCCGCATGTTGCCAGCGCCAAGCCCTTCCATGATGCGGACGAGGTTCGCGGCAACGTCCTTGCCCCAGACGTTGGGGCGCCGCCCCTCCTTGAGCATTCGGATGGCGAAGCGGAAGAGTGGAGCGTTGTTGCGGCAGATGACGGCGGCCCGTTCGGGGATATCGGCTACGCTCCATGACTCTAGGTACGTAACCGCACCAGGAGTGGCCCACGCCGGGTATTGCATGTGAGGGGC